GCGTTGGAAGATTTTGTAGACGTTATCAAGTACGACAATGAACAAGATGACATTGGGCGCAGGGCTTGTTGCGATGTGCTTTCTTACAATCCGCACTCTGAAAGCTGCAAAGCAATAAAGTCTATCGCATCCCTATGCCAAGCCATTGCAGAATTGGAAAGCCAAGAACGCAACTTCTGCCCACGATGCGGCAAACGCACAAACGACATCCATACTTGCACACCACCACAAGAGAAGAACACATGATTCAACAAATCCGCACCTTTTATGGCAGAACTAAGGGGGTCAGAGGTGACCGCCAGACTGATGTTGTAATGGGTACGGCTTGGTTATGCCAGAAGTGCGGTGAGGTGATCTTGCATGAACACCTCACCCCTAAACACTATTGCAAGCGTCCGCTTATGCCTGTAGTCCTTGCAAATACTGAGTCTTTCCCGCCACCTTAACGGCTGTGAGTTCTTGCTTTTTCAAGTTGTTCGGGTCATAGGAAACATGAACCCAACCGCTTGAGGGTTTGCCCTGTTCATAGAATTCAAGGATGAGCTGTGTGTAGTCAAGGTTATCCATAATCCATTGCGCCAGATCAGGATTAGCAACACCATCAATCTCGATGTCAGCGGCTTGGCCCTTGCAGTGGTCAGAAGTCTTAGAGCCACCAACGGCGGCATTTGACTCAGGGCTACGGTAGCCAGAGTTCACGGTCACAGACTTGCCAAAGTGGTCACGAACAGGCTGAAGCACCATTTCGCAAAGAGTCTTCAGGTTCTCCAATGCCTCATCATCAGGTGTGTTGTCCAGCCCAAGTCTGGTAGCTGTGTCTGACTTTGTGAGTTCTTTGAGGGTGAAGTTGGCTGACAGGTTCATTGTGGGACTCCTTTGGTTATGGTTTGATAGGCGGCGTTGTAGGCATCAATACAGGCGTTGAGTTGTCTGGTGTTGGCATCTCCTTGGTCTGTGATGGCGACAAGAGATTTAGCAACCTCTCTGTCAAGTTCGGCTGTTGCTTGAACGCTATCTCCGCTGGTAGCGGTGGGATTGTCGGGGGTTGATACGGTGCAGTTGGTGGCTTTGACAGGAAGCCGCAACTTGAGAGCGCCAGAGGCAATAGCCAAATCACGCTCTTTTGAAATCTGTCTTGCTTTCTCATTTGATGTCCTTAGTGCCGTAGCTGTTGATGTCACTGCTGTTGCCAAAGCAGCCTCTTTTGTCCTTGCAACCGCATTTAAACGAGCAATCTCTAGTTGTTGAGAGACATTCTCATCATGCTTGCCCTTGAAGTAACCACTCCCAAAAGAAATGGTTACAGACAAGACAAACCCCAAGATTACCCAAGGGTTAAAGATACTCATGGCTTTGGCGGCTCATCATTGTCAGTGTCAACAGCCTCTGCCTTGGCAGTAGCAGTAGCCACAGCAGACACAGCCTTACGACCAGCAACACCACCCAAGACACCAGTGCAAAGCAACATGATGTCGTTCAGCATCTTGGTGTAAACCTTGTCAATGGGAGCCATGCCAACCATAGGCTGAGTCACAAAAGTCACAGAGTAGATGAAGCTAAAGCACGAACCAATCAGAATCAGTGCAATCACCACAATGACAAAAGCCCACACACGAGCCTCAATCTCCTCTGGTGACAGTCTTGTATTAGGTTTGTATCCAATGGTTGCCATTATTTGCTCTCCTTCTCTGATTTAACAAGTTGATCTGGACAAGTACCAGTAGCGGTACAGATTGGGGGTTTGCACTCATCAAGTGACCAGTTAACAGGGTCTTGGCACTTGTAGCGGTATCTGTCCTCACAACCAGCCAACAGACCGCAAAGGATACCAACACAAATGGTCAGCATCACTAGTGAAAATTCATGTCTTGTCATTTTTACGCTTCTCCTGTTCAATTTGTCTACGCAACTTCTCAACCTTCTCAACTTGTTGCTTGACTTCATTCTTGGCCTCAAGGATGTCCAAGTACAGCATCGCACCCAAGGGAAGCAACAAGGCAACCAAGACACAAGCCGCAATCCAGCCCATTATGTTTTCCCCCACCGATTCAGTAGGGCGAACCACAGCCACAGGTAGAGGAGGAATATAGTAGTCACCGCTAGGTACGCTAGCTTTAGCTGGAAGTTTCTTTCTTCCTCCTTGCGTTGCCATACCTCTTGCCTCTTTAGTGCTTCCTCTTTCAACCTCGCCTGAGTCTGTTCCTCCTCAATCTTGTCCTTCATCTCGTATACAGAACTGTACAAAGCACCCATCTCACTAGGTGCGTTATATACGAGACACTCTCTTATTTGAACTGTCAAACGCTCCATTTCTTGAGCCGCCATCACTCTCTTGAGTGCCGCTTCCATGTGGTTCTGGTTAGGGTCGTAGACTGTTATGCTTTTCAACTCCTCAGATCGTATGTGTTCAGCTAACTGCTCCTGAAGTCGAAAAAACTCTGTTAAGTTTTGGACAATCCCAATTTTGACTTGAGTCTCGTCCACAGAGACATAAGCAGATTTCTTAGACTTAGCAACAGGTTTTGCAATTTGAGGCTTTGGTTTAGCACCAAAGAACTTGAGAAGCTGAGTCCAGAAGCCGCCGATCTCTTTACCAACGGCCACAGCTTGGTCAACGGTGCTTTTAACCTCAACAAAATGCTCTTTAGCTTGTTTATAGAGGTCAACACCTTGCTGAATCTGCTTGACCAAGCCAGCCGCCATGAGGCAAATAGTGATTGGGTCAATGTCAGTCTCCTAAGATGCCTGTGGCAGTGCCAAGTGCCGCCGCACCAGACAATAAGCCTGTAGGTTTAGCCTTGGCTCTCTTGTTCAGTTCAGTCAGAATCAAACGCTGTTCAATAGGGTCTGTCGCAAACAAACGCTGTTGCAAGGCTTCTGAAGTCTCAGAACTGATGCCCTTAGTTCTAGCGAGTAAGGATGAACCAGCCGCCTTTGCCATGCCAAAGACATCACCAGTAGCGGCAGATTGCGCTATCTGACCAAGTTCACCAGCTTGCTCTTGAGTAGCCAGACGTTCACCAGTTTTAGAGCCACCAATTAAAGATTTGGCAGTCTGGCTCTGCTTCTCCAAGCCTTTCACGAATTGAGAGAAGTCGTTATAGGCTTTTTGATCGTCAAAGGCATAGCGCACCAACATCTTTTGATTGTCAGACTTGAAGATTTGACGAGTAAAGTCGCCACCCTTGAAGTCTCCAACACGCTTGTTAATGTCTGCCATCATGCCAAGACGAAAAGCCTCTTTCTCGTCAGAGTTCATCTTCTTGATTTTGGCGGCGGCTTCTTTTGAGTCAAGACGCTGGTACTTCTGACCCATCTCAAATGAACTTCTGATGCGTTCTTCATCAGCAAATTCAGCATTTGCCTTTGCGTAGTCTTTGTTCAATGACTTAATCTTGTCGTTGAATTCATTCTTGATGTTGATAACGTCACGACCATAACCAGTAGTCTTACCAGTCAAAGCGTCAGTCTCTGCACCGATAACTCGGTCAAGACCAATCTTGATCTTGTGCAGTAAATCAGTAGGAACTGCTTGAGCATTCTTAATGGCACTCAAGTCTGGCAATGTTTCACCGTAAACAGAAGCACGTTTCTGAGCCTCCTCATAAGCCTTGATGAATACAGGACGATCAACATACTGCCTAAATGGTTGAGCATCAATGTCCATTGAATAGGCTTTTGGATAAGCCAAACTAGCCTTTTGAGCCTGACTCTGTGTCAATGCAGTCAAATACTCATAGCCATTGACGTTCTTAGCCAGACCAGCCTTCTCAACCAAACCCTTAACAATGTCATTAGGCTGGTCAATCATGCGGCTCTCAAGGAATGCTTGAGTTGGGCCTTTAGCCTTTGACTGAACGATATAAGCGTTGTAGGCCAAGTCTTGCAAGTTCTTACCCAAGTCAGCTAAGACTGGTTGAGGAACACGCAACTTACGCAACTCATCCAATGCCGCTTGTGCCTCTTGAGGAGTCAGATTGTCTTTGTCCAAGTAGTTAGCCAACATCTTGGATGCGGCAGTTGTTTGGTCACCAATGCCAGAAGCATTCAAGACATTACGAATGACAGTGCCAGCACCTTGAACAACCACAGGAACAGTGCCACCAATCAAGCCACCAAAGATGCCGCCCATAGCGGCCTCAGAGCCTGAGTCTTTCTCTGAATAGCCATAACCAGCCAAAGCACCAGTAGTAGCACCAGCAACAGTGCCACGACCAACTCTGCCAAGCGTAGATGTGCCAGTGATTAAAGCCTGAGTCTCAGGGGCTAACTTACCAACCTGACCAGCCACACCCAATGGAACAGCAAAGCCACCAGCCAACTCCAATGGAGTCTTCACAAGTGGCATATCCATGCCAAACTGCTTTTGCTGTTCACGCAACAGATTGCGTTGACGTTCATAGTCAGCACCGCTAATAGAACCAGTCCTTACAGCGGCTTCAAGTTCATCCAAAGTGCCAAAGGTCAAACCTTGACCAAAAGCCCTTGCAGACTCAGCAAGTGCGTTGTAGGGGACTTTAGGTTCTAAGACTGATGTTGATGCCTGTGGAGTTGATGGCATTGCTTGTTGACGCTCGTAAGCGTCAATCTCAGCATCTGTATACCCTGCCGCTTTAGCTGCTACACGATCTACTGCCATGTTTATCTCCTACCGCCAGTTGTACCCATTGGATTGGTGTTTGTAGTCTCAAAATTTGACAAAGGTGGTCTTTCACCAAATTGAGGGATTGCGATTGGTACTACTGGCATTCCTAAACCAGCATTTACCCTACGTCTTTCAATGCTTGCTTTTGCATCCTGAACTTTACGAACGTTAATCTTGACAAGATTCTGCATGATTTGTGCGGCACTAGCGGCAGACTCAGCAGACTTCAGCAATCTCAATTCACGCTCAAAGTCCTTATCAGTCTGAACACCTTTGTTGAGTCTCAAATTCTCAGAAGTCATGCGCTCAATGAACTTATCAAAGTCTTGACGAGCAATAACATCAGGGTCTTCAGAACCAAATGCACCACGAGTAGCAATGCTCGCCTTATCTTTCAAGCCAAACTTGATGTCGCCAGACTTGATGCGGTTGATGTATGCATTTGCGTCAGTAGCAAGGTTAGTTGCTGATGTCGCAATGTCGTAATCATCTTCTTCACTTTTCGCCAAATTTGCTGGCAAAGGTTTGTTCTTAGCGATTTCAGCCTTACGCTCTGCATCTTGACGCTTCAAGTCAGCATTCAATTCAGCCTGTTGACGCTGGAGATTCAAAGATGCTTGAGAATTTGCCAAGCCTTGCTGTCTGTAAGAGTCCAACATTTGTTGGTTTTGCTCAAGACGAGATTGAGTCTGTTGGAACTCAGTAGCTTTTTGAGTTGCAGTAGCCAGTCTTTCAACCAACTTGTCTGCTTGTTCAGGGCTATAAATACCCTTGGCAAAACTGCTTTGGTATTGCTTAGCAGTTGTCTTAAGTGGTGCTGGAACTGTTGGGTCGTTAATGAACAAATCAAATGGATTGACTTCAGGAGTGCCAGAAGCACCAAGTTGACGCAAGTCAGGCAAGACTTTGGCTTGTTCAGAGATGGCCGCACGACCTTGAGGGAATGAAAGCAACTTAGCTTTGACATCCTCATTAATAGTGCCATCAGGATTCTTGAGTTGACCAACCAACTCATTAGCCATGTTGGTAAGACCAGCGGCTTGCATACCCTGACCACGTTGAGTCAAGTAGTCTTGAACCTTCATCTGGTTCAACTGTTCTTCTTGCGCCTGTTGCTTGACCTTCATCATCTCATTACGCAACAAGAATGCGGCTTCTTGGTCACCTGTTTGCAATGCGGCTTGAATGGCTTGAGCATAGGAATCAGGATTAGCAGGGTCAATCATTCCAAGCAATTGTTGACGCTGTGCAATCTTCTGCAACTGTGGGTCTTGACCGCCCATAGCACCACCAATGCCACCACCCAATTGGTAGCCAGCTTGACGCATACCCATAGCGGCTTGTTGGAAAGGGTCTAGCTGAACTTCATTAGCCGCACGTTGGCGAAACTGCGCCATTTGATTAGCCTGATACTGCTCAGGAGATGTAAACAACCCTAAGATTTGACTTGTTGCCATTTTGTTTCCCCTTTACGCAACTTGAACAAGTTGACCATTGATGATTTGATACTTGGGTGCTGACGATTGAACACCAAACGCATTGTTAATAGCACCAGTAACCATTGGATTCTGAGCAACACCAGACAGCAAGTTACCAGTTGCAGAATAAGCATTTGGTTGAGCCATAGTAGCCGCAGCTTGTGTAATGCCACCACTCAACAATCTGCCAGCTTCTGCTGTACCAGCCGTAGTCTTAGCACCAATAGAAGTACCCAAGTTCATAGGTTGCTGTGCAAGACTCTCAAGTCCTGAACTTGTGTCCATAGCAGTGGCAAATGGGGCATAAGCCGCAGTTTGACCAGAATAGAATTGGTTTTGCAGTCCAGCACCAGTATTAAACAATCCACCGCCAAAAGTAATGCGGTTTCTAGCTTCTTGGTCAGCTTGTGCCGCCAATGCCAAGTTACTCTGAGCAATCGAGTTGTAGTAAGCCGCCATTTCAGGATTGGTAGCCATCAGGTTACCACCTTGAGCCGTAGCCGCACCAGTACGACCTTGTTGGAACAACTTGTTCTGCAACAATGCCAACTGATTCTCTTGGCTAGGTGCAAGCAAAGCCTGTTGTTTGCTAATGTAATCAGCCGCCGCTTGTTCAGGAGATTTAGCAAGATAACCTTGGCCTAAACTAAACAAACTCTGTGCCGCACCAGTCAAAGGTTGATAGGCAGTAGCAGCTTGTTCTGCTTGAGTCAAACCTTGACCAGCCAAAGCAGACAGACGATTCTGATAACCTTGAATCTCAGGACTTGCAGAGTAACCAGCACCAATCACATTGCCCTGTGCATCAGTAGCAAAGGCTGATTGACCAAAACGAGTTGTAACGCCAACAGGACGGAACTTAGCGGCATCAGCGGCAATTTGAGCCGCACGAACTTGAGCATCAGCTTGTGTTTGAGCCGCTTCTCTGCCTTGTTGTGCAATTTGACTAGCACCAGCACTACTGAGCAATGCCTGGACACCAGCAGAACCAAGTTTTCCAAGGGTATCTGTACTCAGTCCAGTAAAGTTAGAAACAGAAGACAGAACGCTAGGAATCAAGCCTTGTGAGGCCACAGTCGCAGACAGTTGAGTGGGAGAAACAGCAGAATAGTTTCCAGAAATTGCAGTTGTTGGAGTAGTTGGAGTAGTTCCACCAAACAATCCTTGTGTAGCAGCACCAGCTAAACCTCCAAGAGCCGCATTCTGTAAGATTTCAGATGGTTTATCCCCTGCCAGTACGCTTGCACCAGCTCCTAAAGCCGCTGCACCAGTAGCCGCAATAACAGTTGCACTAGCACCTGCCCCTGCAATTGCAGTCCCAAGCGCAGGGATTAAAGGAGGAAAGACAACTGCCGCAACTGCCGCAATAGGCTTAATGTTCTTCTTTAACCAATTACCAAGTTTTCTCAGTCCCATATCATGCTCCTAATTCGCCAGATGCAAGCATTTCCTTGACCATCTCACCAGCGGCAACAAATACACCAATAACCTGATAATCAATCTCACCAGACATATCTGCTTCTTCAGCCAAGCCACTGTCAACAACAGCTTGTAAAAACTGAGGATACATAGACTGGTCTTGCAAAACAGCTTTAGCCATCTCGCCAAGTTGTACAAAGATATTAGGGTCAAGTCCTTCTTCAAGGATTGACTCCTTAACCATCTGCTTAACTTGCATTACTTCTTGTGATGTTGCCATTCTTATTCCCCCCAATTCTGAGTAGTTACAACTGTAATCAAAGATGGTATATCTGTACATCCTGTAATTGCAGTTACAAGCCTTGTGCATTCTGTGATGACTGATGCCCGATAAGTGACCGTATCTTCTGGAATATCCACGTTACGCTCAACTTTACGAATAATCATCCAGTCAGTCTGAGACAGCAACTTGTTGGCAGTGTCCTTAACCTGTGCTGTCCACAATGTTTTGAGTCCATCCAAGTCTTTAGGATTGTCTACACCCCAATAGAAACGATCATCGTAAGGCTCTGGGTCTGCCACCTCTGTGATGCCAATAGCATTCTTTTCCTCAATAGAAGTCAGACGTAACCAGTTCTGTGGATAGGTTGTGCCATTGACCTCAAATTGAGTGTCGATTGGGAGTGGATTGCCGTTAAGTAAAAACATGGGTTACCTCGCTAAAGAGTTCTTGAATGGGTTTTCTGCAAAGGCAGCAAAAATGTATGTTGCACTACTGGCGTTTATGATATTTGCCGCACCACGCAATTTAAAACCATTTGAAGTTATGTCTAAAATTGCGGTACTAGCCGTTGCTTCAGCATCCGATAAGTTTGGATAAAGAACCAAATTTGTAACATTGCTTGTATTTCGTGAAGTGTCAACCAATTCCCATTCATATCCTGCGCCGCCAGTTGATGAGCATTTAATCATCACCCAACGTGGCCTAAATCCACAATACACAAAAGTCCCATCAGCACTTCCATTGCCTGTGTAGCTACCAAACTTGGAGTAGCCAGCTACTTCTGAGAAGCAGTAGGCTATATGATTATTGCCAGTCGTATTCAAACCACTGGTGTAATTCGTAGAAAAAACTGTGCTTGTTGGGGCAGACATTGACCCATTGGCTGTAGTGTTAACTTGTGCAGATGTGGCTTGTAATTGGAGAGCGTAATTCCAATTTGTAAGATTAGTATGTAGAACTACCCAAATACCAGTATCTCCGTTAATCACATTTCGTGATTTTGCAATAATCATTTTTGGCGCAACGCCAAGACCATGCCCAACTGTTGCAGTGCCAACAGCGGATAGATTACCTGTATACGTCACCACGCTAAAGCCAGCAGTGGTGTTTGCTCTTACTTGTGCTGAGATACTGCCGCTGGTGTTGGTAACAGTAGAACCACCACCATTCCATTGCCAGCCTACAAAAGCCACGCCGCTTGCGTTGTACGCTCCTGTAGTACCTAAAGTAAACCCAGTAGAAGTAAATGCGGTTAATCCACTTGATTCTGTTATTTCAGCCGCTGTTGAATCACTTTTTATAGTAAGTGTTGCGCCCCTAACTGTATCTAACAGACGATGCGAACTTCCTGTACCTCGGTCTTTAATCCAAACAAAGTCAGGCGCAAATGATGCACTGCCAACTGTGTTTGCAATTGTTTGCGTTGCACCTGTGCCTGTGTAAGTCGTAGCCGCCATGTAATTAGCACCATTGCTAATAGCTGGAGTTGGCAGATTCTGTGTGTTCAGTGCAACAAAGCCTGTGGGTGGTGTGTAGGTGAATGGGCGTTGACCGAAGTTGAAAGCCAAGTTTGCATTCAAAATAACAGAGCAATATGGAAAAATATTTGCCGTTACTGTCAAACTAATAGCACCTTGAGATGTATTGTTTTTGTAGAACGTGACTGTTGCCGCATCCAAATCATAGGCCACACCAATAACATCATTGGTTGTGTAGGTTGCCCCATAAGAAGTGCCAGTTCCAGCAACTTCTTTTTGACCGTTTGATAAATAGGCAACCTCAGATGTCAATACCGTATTTTGCACACGCTCATCTGAAACACCAATGCCAGGCGTATTTGTTCCAACAGCAACAACAGTTACCTCGTAATACCATTTACCAGATGAATTTGATATTGTTCCAATTCCAAATGTGCTTGAAGCATTGGTTGTTGTAATACTCAGATTGGCATTTGAAAAAACAGAACTTGGTTGACTCCAACGCTGAACAAGTGGATTCAACGTGCAGTAATTTCCACGCCCATTACCACCATCAGCAAACAGAGTAGGCACATCCAACATAGAGTCATAAGTAGAATTATTGGTAACGCTGATGTTGTTGGGTGTCCAGTTGTTACCGTTGCCAGAGTAGTCCTTGCCAATGGTTGTAGCAGTCACTCCAGAGTTGTCGCTGAAGTTCAGATAGAAGCCGTTAGTGCCGTATGTACCCGTGTATTTGATAGGTTGCCATACACCAGTGACCGTGTTTGTTTGACCAAAGGATGATGGTGTCAGGGCTTGACCGTCAATGAAGTTGACTTCGGTTAGGTAGCCGTCAAAATAATCGCGGTAAGAGCCGATGTACCCAGCGCCGAGTGCGTGTATCTGGCCGCTTGCATTGAACAACAAATTAGCATTTTGCGCTGGGTATGTAGAGGTAGAAAACGCCGTTACTTGAACGCCATTGACGTATAGCAATGCCCTGTTTGACGCAGTTGCTTGAGTTGTGTCTATTGCAACAACAATATGATACCAAGCAGATGGATCGCGATATACAGCAGTTGTGCCGAGATTAAGGTTTGGCGTACCAGCTGCATTGTTATAAACCTGAATTGTGTCTAGTCCAAACTGAATTGCTGCGTAGTTATTGGACGCTGTTCCTGTTGCAAAAAACTCTAAATAACCAGACGAAGAAAGCTGCCCACGTTTAACCCATCCACTCCAAGTCCAAGTCGTGCGGCTTCCAGCACTTGCAGGAGTTCTATTGAAATAAGCAGTCGCACTTGCACGAATACGCACACTACGGCTGATCTGATAGCCGCTAGGTTTGGAGAAAAATAAGTCTTTGGATGCAAACATTATTGGAACGCCTGTGCAAATGTGCCGTACCAGTTTGTGCCATCAGCAAAGAACGTCAGGATGTCCCATCTGCTTGCTGTAGTAGTCAAGGTAGGTGCGGCATTGTTAGGCCATTTAACGCTTGTAAACGTGCCTGTAAAGCCACCTGCACCAGAGCTGACAATCAATACAAAACTCTTGCCAGCTACGTTTGTAGGCATCGTAAAAGTACAGTTTCCAGTCATGGTCACAGTCTGCACAGTGCCGTTAGTCAAGGCCAAGGTTTGAGATGTTGAACTGTTGCCAATAGCCACTACGCTTTCAACGTAATTGGTCACTGTCGGGTTGGTCAATGTTTTGTTGGTAAATGCCTCAGAACCCGCCAATGTTGCCAAAGTACCAGTTGTAGGCAATGTAACGTTAGTTGCCGCAGTGCTAGTCAAAGTCAGTGAGTAAGCACCAGAAGTTGCCAAAGTTGAGCCATCAGCAACAGTCAAAGTAGCTGACGTAGCGGGTGCAGTTATGGTTACTTTGTTGATGCTAGTGGCAGTTGCAACACCCAAATTAGGGGTTGTAAATGTTGGCGATGCTGTATCGGCCTTAGAGTTAACAGCAGTTTGAATGTTGTCAAACTCTGTATTGATCTCAGTACCTTTAACAATCTTTAAAGGGTCACCAGAGGTCAGCGTGTCCTTAGTCGCAAAGTTGGTTGATTTGGTGTAATTTGTCATGTTATTCCTTAAGTCAATCGACCCTGTTTAGACTGAATCTCAATCTTTTGGATGGACAACTGAGAGCCGTTAATGTCCATTTCGTAACCAGTTTGAACAATCTTTCCAGAGCCACCACCATTGGCAACCAATGTTTGCAATGCAACACCTTCAGAATAGTAAGCAACAATAGTGGCATTTGCACCATATTCAGCTATTCCATACTCTGAAACACCTTGCGCTGGAATCAAGACGTTCTCAGACAAGTAGTTTGTCAGGAAGTCATATCCCCACTTGATAGTCACATACTGGTTACTGCCACCAATAATCACAACAGAAATCTTCTTGATAATTGATGTTCTTGACTGGTTTCCAAGGTCAGAATGGTTGGTGTAATACGCCATTCGATATGAAGCCGTATCGTCTTTATACCCTGCGTATTGAGCAACATAACCAGTCTTTCCAATCAAAACGTCACCATTGCGCTTAGACAAAAAAGACTTAGGAAGTATGGAGTCCCATGTCGTTGCACGGTAAGAGCCATCTTGCAATGGAACTTTTGTGTCAAAGCAATAGACTTGTTGATTAACAGGCAAAGACAACAAGTAAAACGCTTCTTTTTCAGAATGGACAGACTTGATGTTTGCCAATGTCTCGCTATTCAGCTTTTTGGTCAAATCATTACGAACATTCTTAGACAAGTCACGCTCTGGCGCAGACTTCTCTTGAATAGTCCTCATCAATGAACGAACACCACCATTAGACAAAAACACAACATCACTACTGGTGGTCTGAATGCTATCCCTAGCAATGCAACCAATACTCTCAACAGTGTCACTCAAAGACATGGTTGATGGGCTAGTTGCATCCTGATAAACCAAGATTTGACGTTTGCCAAAGATGAACAAGAAGCCGTTATGAGCCGCTAAACCAGTAACTTCATCAGCGCCACTAGGCCAAACATTGTTGACATTCAGACTGCCAGAACTACCTGTTGCCCACACATGACCAGCAATCAAGTCACTGTAGTAAAGAGTTGCATTGTTAGAGGTGGTGTTAGCAGCCCACAAACGACCATAAGCAGAAATGCAGATGTTGGCATTAGGAACTGTAGCCACATAACCAGTCTTCTCTGAAACACGGCGATATGTGGTTGTAGATACAGCAGGGTCAAAGATCAGCGGGTCATGCCCTGATTGGAAAAAGTAGGTAATTCCATTCAAAGAAGCACATTGCCAGTTACTAGCCGTAATGGTAGGAGCAGACCCCCCTCCCCCATAGGTCAACTCAACAACAGCATTAGAGCCATCAAGTTTGAACAACTTGTTGTTGCCAGCAAACAATACAGTCAAAGTGCCATCAGCTTGCACCAATTCGTGCATGACAGTCACATCATTTGAGCCAAGGTTGCCAGTAGATGAGTTGAGTGGAGTCCATCCCTTACGAGAGCCAACACGACCATATTGGTCAATAACGCAATTTGAAGCAATCAAAGCAAAGCCAGAAGACAAATCCAATGGACTATCTTGTGTGTTGAGGCCGAAAAATCCTGGCGCACTAATTGAAGCTATTTCAAGTCCTGTTGCCATTACACCGCCAAAAATTCTTGATTTTCAGGATAACGAGTGCCTTCCAAAGCAATGTAATCAGACAACATTGTTTTGTACAAGGCATACGCCTCAGATGAACTCATGCCACCATCTTCACCACGCTCAACCAAAGCACGAGCATAGGCATTCTGAGATACCAAGGTATCAGGAACTTTGATAACAGTAGCGTCACTAGACAATGTTGCCTGTGGCACTGTTAGGCTAAATGGGATGCTGTAAACACCATCAGGACGAGGATACAGAGTTACCTTGGTGTCATAGCTACCATCTACGCCATCAAAGGCGTAATAGGCGGGAATTCCATTAACAGGAGTAGAGAAGTTCTGATAACGATTCATCGTAGCAAAGTCCACATTTCTCATGCGGAGATTGCTAGTTACATTCAGTACATCAAGCACTTGGAACTTCTGACCAGCGCCAGTTAAAGCATAAGAGTATGTGCCTGATGTTGTAGATAGGGTAATGGTAGTGCCAAGCACATTCCACGCAAAAGCATCTTCAACTTGACGTTTTGCATCATTGACAAACTTGCCAATCAAAGATGAATAAGATGTTTGGGTAACGGTTGAAACTGTTGTTTCACGCAACCTTACAAGGACATCATTAACAAGTTCTAGGTATGTCATCTGCTTTTTGCCTTTGCTTTGTTCCTTGCGGATATAGCTTGAGCTTTTGCCTTTGCGTCAGATTTGGAGTTAGCACCCCAAGCCTTTAGCGAAAGAAGCAGTCTTGTCGGTTCACCATCCTTGTACTCTGCACCAGCCATATTGCCCATGCGAGCCAAGAAACTTGCTCTGCGGGGATTATCCCCTGATTTCACTGGTGCTTTTAGATTGCCACCAGTTTCCGCATTATAAGAGGCTCTGCCCTTGGCATTCAAGCCGCCTTTTGAATTTTGACCAGCTTTTGTTTGCCAAGTGGGAGATTTCATTTACTTCACCTTTTTAGGCTTCTTTGCAGTCTTTGCCGCCTGTTTGAAGTCAGCAGCAGTAGGTGCGGCTTTAGAACCTACCTTGTTCATCTTCTCGCCAGAACCAGCTTTGATACGAGCTTGTTTGGCATTGATATTGGCATAGAGTCCAGCTTTCATTTCATCTTCTTCTTGGGCTTGGCCTTACCAGCTTCACTCAAAGCAATGGCAATAGCCTGTTTTTGAGACTTGACAACAGGGCCACCCTTACCAGAGTGCAATTCCCCTTTGCCGTACTCGGTCATTACCTTACTAATCTTCTTTTGAGCCTTGGTTTTCATACCAACTCTGTCACAGAAATTGTTGAAGAAGTAACGCCAGAATCCTTAATAACCGCAATCTTTTGACCAGGGTTGACCCTAATAATCTCAATAGAATTGTTGGGAATCATGGGTGAAGTTGTAAGGTTTGCAGTTGGAGCAGAACCTAGCTGATAGTGGCAATGACCCAAAGAGCAAGCAATACGAACCATAGTGGTGTTAGCACCAAAAGCCGTAGATGCAACGCTTGAGTTAGTCACTGAGAAAACTTGGGTTGTGCCAATGGCGGCAACACCATAAGCAACTTG